GCTACACGCTGGCCGAGTTGGGCGGGCTGGAGACGATGGAGCAGTGGGTGCAGAACTGGATTCTGTACCACCTCGACGGGGCCACCACGCTGACCCTGTCCGAGATCAAACGGGGCGCCCGGCGCCGGATGGAGAAATACCAAAACATCTGGCTGCAGGACAGGGTCATCATCGGCGCGATGCAGACGCTCGAGGGCGCCCGGTGGGTCATGCGCCTCGACGACGGGTCAAGGGAGCATCTGCACCAGGCCGAGTGGGCAGTCAACCCGGCGCTGATGGGTCAGTTCGCGAAGCAGCGCACCGAGATCATCGTGGCGCGCCAGCGGGCCGAGGATGAGCGCAGGCGCATCGCACGCATCGACCGGAAAATTGTCAAGGGGTTCGACCCCGAGACGATGGAGCCGATGCTACGGGTGGGCTAGGGCGCCCCACTGCGCGGCCATTGCAGCGGCGATGCCCGGAAACGTGGCGCTGCGCAGCTTCCACCTGTCGGCGCTGGGCGGCAGGTTGTACCATTCGGGCAGGCTCTTGCCGCTCTTGGTGACATGCCGCGCCCCTTTGCCGACGATGTTGGTCGGTGTCAGGTGCGGCAGTCCCTTGAGCCAGAGACAGGTGGTCTTGGTCGCTTCATGCCCATGCTCGTATGGCTGGATGATCTGGTCAGGCTTGCGCACCCGGGTGCTGATGATGCTGACCGGGTTCTCCAGTGCGATGCGGGGAATCGGCGCGTCGAGCAGCAGGCGCACGAAGTTGAGTGCTTCAGCCTGCTCGGCCTGCTTGCGGTGGAACCACTTCGCGCCACTCACTGCGAGGTGGGTACAGGGGGGGTGCGCGATCATCAAGTCCCACCCCATGCCCAGCACCTCGCGCACATCGCCCTGCCAGTGCGGCCCGGGCACATCGGTGGGCAACAGGTCGCAGGACAGCGCATCGTGACCAGCAGCGGCGAACGCATCGCGCACGGTGCCGCTGTATTCGCATGCGATGAGTACTCTCACGGCATCAACTGCGCATGCACGCCAGGCGCCAGTGCCTCCACCACGCCCAGCACATCAAGCAGGCGCAGCACCGAGGCCGAGGGGTCGCGCAGGCCCATCTCCCACGACTGGTAGGTGGCAACAGGCACGCCCAGGTACAGGGCCATGCGGGGCTGGGTCAGGCCAAGGCGCTGGCGAGTCTGCGCCATGCGCTCCGTGATCGCGGTGGTGGGCAGTGCCCGGGTGCGTGGGCGCCCGGTGGGTGTGGTGGGTGTAGTCATTACAAGTCCAGCAGGATGGTGATCAGCAGCGCGATGGCTGCGGCGATGAGCGCGATGGTCACGGCAGGACCTCGACGCTGTCTACGCCGATGTAGGTGGCCGCAGGCGCGTCGGGCAGGGGGTGATACAGCGCCAGGTGGTCGACGTGGTTCGGATATGCCGGCGATTTCAGTTGATGCGAGTTCAGCGCAAAGTAACGGCGCACATAGTCGGCGGTTGACCAGTGCGCTTCGTGCCGGGGGAACTGTCGCTTGTCGCTGCCGGGCCGAGGGGGGCGCTTGATGGGCTTGAGCGCCATGATCTGCAGGGGCAGGGTGCTACCAGGCGCGACGGTGTAGGTGGCGCGGGTGCCGTCGGGGTAGCGGTGTTCGATGGTGTGCATGGTGGTCATTCAAACTGCTCCGCGGTGGCAACCCATGCCCGGTAGTCGTCGACCAGGCGCTCATTCTCGACGGTTGTGCCATCCAGACACTCAACGGCATCGGCCAGGCGCAGCAGCAACTCGTGCATGGTGCGCCCGTGTGCGAGCAGCCAGGCCTCGTAGTCGATGGTGGTGCCGTCATCGTCTGACTCCGGCTCGGCTCGGTCATCGTAGGCGCGCTGCAGTGCGGCTAGGGTGGTGGTCTTCATGGTCGGGTTCTCCTCAGAACGGCGCCGCGGGTGCGGCAGGGGGTGGGGCCACGGGCGGGCGCACTGGGCGCACGGGTGGCGGTGGTGACGGGTAGTCCAGCGGATGGACGGGGAACGGCCAGGGGCGCCGCTTGATGGGCGGGGCGGTCATGCGAAATTGAGTGCCCACTGGCATGCAGAACCCGGCGGGCACGGGGTCAGCACGAAAATGTCGGCAAGATCCTCAGTGAAGATGCCGCCAGCCATGCACGCAGCAACAATTGCATCGTGAAATGGGCGGGTATCGGACCCGGTGTTGTCGGTGTAAAGATAAGGGGCAGGGGCCATGATGGTCTCCAATGGGGTTACAGGGTAGGACGATTGATTATCAGGCAGTGTGCGAGTGTGGCAGTGTAGGGTTGACCCTACGCTGTCAACCATGTGACTAGCCACCAGGCGCCGGCCAGGCCGATGGCGCATGCCAGGACGATGTCGGCCAGGCGCTCGAGGGGGGAGGGGCGACGATCACGCATTGCAGCACCCGCAGCACGGCGCGTCTTCACACAGTCCGCGGCGGTTCCGATAGAACTCCCGCCCGCCGGACGACCAGATAGTGGAAACGCCACGAGCCATGCTGCGCTGCAGATACCGACCAGCATGCGCTGCAGCATCGGGATCCGATGCGGCCAACTCGGGGTCGATTGATGCGGCCAGGCTGGCACCATCGTCTGGCAGCTCATTGTGCGCAGGCCAGTCGTCCGGGTTCGCACGCATAACGAGCACGGGCCACTGCGCGACGATGTAACGACGCGTGGCAAAGAATGTAGGGTGATCCTCATATTCCTCAACGGACTCAAACACGCCGACGATGAACGCGTTCATATCGGGCTGCACGCCAATTTCGGCGCAAGTGTAGAAACCGTGGCAGTGCGCTTGCACGCACTCTTCTAGGATCTCGATCTCTGCCGATGTAAGACCTAGTTCTGAGATGGGTTGAATCATGGTGCAGTCTCCAATGGGTTGACGATAGTGGGCAACATGCCCCCACTGCCACCGATGCAGTGGCAGTAGGTGCGTGTCGGTTGTCAAGCTGCGCGCAGCATGACCACGCGCTTCTGATGCCCTGCAGCGTGATCGGCAATCACGATAGAACGTGCTTGCTTCGAAGTACCTCCACAGAGCAAGCAATCACTGCACTGTGCTTTCCGACCAGCTTCAGCACTAGCAGGGCATGAGACTTCACTAGGCTGACGGTCTACACCGATGCTGACGCGGAAGTAACGCATACCGATGCTGCCGGCTTGCGCAGCCTCTGCAGCGCTATCGGCCGATGCCATAACAAGGGGGGCCCATGCTGCAGTGTTGAACCCGGGTGACTGCCATTGGTGGGTATAGCCAACGTGTCCGGCTGACAGTGAAACGAGCAAGGCCCAGAGTTCAGCCGGCGCCGCTGCAGGGTCGCCGTAGGTGCCGAGTCTGAGCTTGCGACCATGTAGCAGTCTGGCAACTTGTCCGATGCTGGTGGCGCGGGGATAACTGCCGCGACGATATGCGCCAAACACTGACAACACCGATTTTCCGACGTTCACGTAGCACGGGCTAGCTGGCAGCCCTGCCCGCTGCAGCATGCGAACGATGAGGGGACGATGTTGGCACTGGCCACAAATTGACTCATCGTCGCCGGTGCGCAGTGCATCGGTCGGCGAAACGTCAGACCGAATGATGAACGATTGGACTAGGTCGCCGGTCTTCGAGTTCTCAGACGATGAGGCTAGCCCGGTGAGGATCACGACGATTGGCTTGCCGTCGATCATGCTCGGGCCATCGTAAACGATGATGGAGTTGGATTTCTTCATGGTGGGATTACGTTTACAGGGTTGACGATGTCGGGTTAGATGTTGCCGAGTCGGTCGGCGCCGTGCGCGCCGATGGTGCGCAGGAACTGCGCGACGATGGCAGTGCGCAAACCCCAAAACGTGGCGGTGTCGGTAACCGCATCAATGGGATGGTTTCGACATTGGGTGACGGCGTAAACGTAGTGTCGAACGATGTTGGGTGACAGCATGATCTAGCTCCGGGGTTGCTGCGCTGCAGGGCTGCAACGCATGACCAGTAATGTACGCTGTCTGTTAGCCTACAGTGTAGGTGGAAACCCTACTCTGTCAAAGGTAGTCCGATGGAATGACGAAACTTGGCTTCTTCCACTGCAGCATGTGCTTCCTCTGGTGTTTTGAAGTATCCCAAGCTAACTCGATTGCCATCAATCATCAGTCTGGCTTGATAGCGGCGCCGACGATCACGGGCTGCATGCACGGACAGCAGACTCAGTAGAGCTTCGTCGCTCACATGCGCAAGCTTTGCGGCGGTTAGGTGGGGGCGGATTTTGCAGACCTGTTTGATGATGATGTCGCGCATCGCGGGAACTCCGGGTTGTTGAACGATGCAGTGTAGGTGGCTTACATTTGGCTTGCAACCCGGTGACAGGAATTGGGGGGGGTGGACTCGATAAGCCACTGGCTTGGCTTACTCTCAATCGGGTGTGAACTCGATTCAAAAGGCGACGCGTCGCAAGCCACTCGCAAGCCACCCCGCATCACCCACTCTGTAGACCCCGCACCCCAGCGCCCTGGTGCGCTGCCCCGCTGCCCCGCTGCCCTGGTAATCGTCAGCATGCTGACAATCCGCATACCCTACTCTGTGTGACAAATCAGCGGCAGTCGCGTGACAGCGAGGCCGGGGGGTGGGGGCCGGCGCTGGCCGGTCACAGTTGTGGAGGCACCACAAACTCTCATAATTTTTTTGAAACTCTTAAACACAGAGTCAGTTACCCCGCAGAGTCAGTTATCCCGCAGAGTCAGACACCCTCCCAACTCCCAAACCACCAACCCCTCGCATGCACCCCAGAACCCGTGATACATTCTTCGCATGGAGCAGTCTCAAACCGCAGACGCATTCCTGCCCGACTGGTTAACACCTCGGGCACAATTCGTCGCACCGTCTCACCCAGTCGTACCCACCCACCTCCTTGACGCCCAGGAGCGCAAGCGCCTCACCCGTGAGCTTCTTGACGCCACCTTCGACGCCATGTTTGAGCGGGTGCTGACTGAGATCACTTGCGGGCGCACCTTGAAGTCCATCGTCGCTGAAGACATGCGCGACATCGACTACGCCGCGTTCTGGCGCTGGATCAAGCGCGACTCGCGGCGCATGGACCGCTACAAGGAGGCCAAGGAGTTGCGTACTGAGTGGTGGGCAGGGCGCATCATCGAGATTGCCGAGGCTGACGACACCGCAGAAGACGTTGCCAGGTCGAAGATCAAGATCGACACCTACAAGTGGCTCATGGGCGCCGACAACCGCAAGACCTACGGCGAGACCAAGCAGATTGAGTTGTCCACATCAATCAGCATCACCGCCGCGCTGGAGCAGGCACGCTCCCGCGTCGCAGCGCTGCCCCTTGTTGAGGACATCACCGATGTGGACGACCCTGCGGCGCTGCCCGCGCCTGACAACGACGACAACACAGACCCGTACTGATGCCCGCACAACGCCCCCGCTACGCTCCCCAGGAGGAGCAGGAGTTGATGAGCCAGCTCTGGTCGCCCATGCTGGCTAACGACCCCGAGGCGTTTGTCATGTTCGTCTTCCCGTGGGGGCAGAAGGACACACCCCTGGAGCGGTTCACCGGACCCCGGACATGGCAGCGCGAGGTGCTGCGCGAGATTGCCAGGCACATTCGCACGAACAGGGCGCCTGACGCTGTCTTGCACGCGCTACGCACCGCCATCGCATCGGGCCGGGGCATCGGGAAGAGCGCGCTAGTCAGTTGGCTCATCCTGTGGATGCTGTCCACAAAGATTGGCAGTTCCGTCGTCGTCAGCGCGAACAGCGAGAACCAGTTGCGCAAGGTGACCTGGGGCGAGTTGACGAAGTGGGCCACGATGGCGATCAACGCCCACTGGTGGGAACCGTCGGCCACCAACCTCGCACCGGCAGCGTGGATCACGGAGCTTGTTGAGCGGGATCTGAAGAAGGGCACCCGGTACTGGGGCGCCGAGGGGAAACTGTGGAGTGAGGAGAACCCGGACGCCTATGCCGGCGTACACAATCACGACGGCATGATGGTCATCTTCGACGAGGCCAGCGGCATCCCCGACAGCATCTGGTCCGTGGCGGCGGGGTTCTTCACCGAGCCTGTCGTTCATCGCTACTGGCTCGCGTTCAGCAACCCGCGCCGCCCATCGGGTTACTTCTACGAGTGCTTCCACGCCAAGCGGGACGGTTGGACAACGCGCAGCATCGACTCGCGCAGCGTTGAGGGCACCGACCGGGCAATCTACGACCAGATCATCGCTGAACACGGTGAGGACTCGCCGCAGGCCCGCGTCGAGGTCTACGGGCAGTTCCCCAGCACCGGGGACGACCAGTTCATCGGGCCGCACCTCGCGAACCAGGCGGCGAAGCGGCCCAAGTACAAAGACCCCACCGCACCCATCGTGCTG